GGTATGTCTTCTGGCAGTTTCCTTACCACTATTGTTAACAGTATTGTTAATAATATAGTGTGTAGGTATGTTGTCGTTGATTACCTAACTACAGATAGGGGTGGCGCCATGTGTTATCGCACAGACTGGAATTTCGATTTTGGTTTTCTTGAAGCTAATAGCTGTTACATCATGTTTGGTGATGATAATTTACTTTCCTTTAGTGAATTCATTCCCATTACCCATGAAGATATGGCCATATGCTTTGCTCGTATTGGTTTGACTTACACAGATGAAGATAAAAGTGGTAAAGTGCGTGGTCGTCGCACCATACATGAAGTCACTTTCTTGAAACGTTTGTTTAGGTGGATTCGTACACGTTGTGTTGCTCCTCTTGATCTAGATGTACTCCATGAGATGTCCCAATGGTCTAAAACTGATGAACAAATTGGTGCCATGGCTGCTACAGTCCGCACTAATGTTCAGGAATATTCATATTGGGGCCCTTCTGTGTTTGATACTGATGCTGGTATGTTAATTAAAGCCGCCACACCTCATGGTTTGGCACCTTTAGACATATCAACTTGGGCCCGGGCTTATGCCTCGACCTTCGGTCTCGAAACACAGTATCTATAGGGTACATCCCGGTCTATGACACGACCAGAAAACTTTGTCCCCTAGGCGAGGGTTATTAGAATGTTTTGTAAATATTAACTACTTTGTAGACATTTGTAAATATCGTTTTATTAGTTTGATAGCCAAAATGCATGCACCTATGAGGTTTCATAGCCGATTGTTGTGTGTATAACTAAAGTTGCTCTGCTAGACTTGTGATTATATGTATATATTGTTCATCTAGTATCAACGACTCTGCCCATTCAATTTGTATTTATGGTTAATTGGGGTGAGTATAAAGATCATTGTTTTATTTTTATGCAAGATAATATTGAATCAAAAAGTGTTGAAGAACACGTTACAACTACTATTGTGGATGATGGCCTTGTTGACAAGGTATCTTATGGTTCTGGCCCTAGGCTGGACCCTCTTAAAGCGAAGTATGAGAGTACTTTGGATTTTCTTAAGAAGCCTTATCTTCTTGGCACTTAT